CACCCTGACACAAAGATAAAATTTAAAAGTTAATTAAAGTGAATTGTCCAATTTTATTTGGATTTTAAATGGAAAACATATATGAAAAAAACAATCCTTTTACTGATTTTCTTTCTTTCCCTCTTTCACAGTGAAGCACAACCCGCCTCTCCGCAGGAGGATAACCGATTTCCCCAGAGGGAAAATACCCTCAGGATCATGAGTTACAACATTCATCACGGCAGAGGGATGGACGACACAGTCGATATCGAACGCATCGGAAAACTGATCCTCGCTGTTAACCCGGAAGTGGTCGGCCTGCAGGAGGTGGACAGCATGACGAACAGGAGCGGTAACATCGATATTATCCAACTGCTTTCCGAACAGACCGGAATGTACGCCACTTTCGGTTATTCCATCCTGCATGACGGTGGAAAGTACGGAAACGGCATGCTGACCCGGGAAAAACCGGCGGCGGTAAGGAAAATCAACCTGCCCGGAGCCACTGAAGCCCGCACAGCGCTCATCGTAGAACTTGAAAAGTATGTGGTGGTCAACACCCACCTCTCCCTCAGTGAGGAGGAGCGGCTGCAGTCGGTGAAAATCATCACCGAAGCCGTGAGCGGCTACAACAAACCGGTCTTCCTGATCGGGGATCTGAACGCAACCCCCGACTCGGCTCCCATCGAACTCCTGAAAAAAGAATGGCAGATACTTTCCAACCCCAAACAACCCACATTTCCCTCAGTCAATCCCCTCAACACGATCGATTATATATTTGGATACACAGCCAGAGGGGAGACTTACGCCAAGTACAAGGCCGTGGTGGTGGATGAACCTGTTGCATCTGACCACCGGCCCCTGTTCGCCGATATCCGTCTCAAGACGCCTGCATCGGAGGTGATGCGTACCATCCCTTACCTGCAAAATCCGGGAAACGACGAGATGACCATTATGTGGCTTACCCATGTGCCGGCGCAAAGCTGGGTGGAATATGGTACTGATAGTACCCACATGCAACGGGCGCGACCCTTCCTCGAAGGGGTGATGGTAGCAAACAACAAGATCCATCGCGTACGCCTGAGCGGTCTACGCCCCGGAACAAAGTATTATTACCGAGTTGTCTCGCAGGAAATCACCCGCTATTCCAGTTACTATAAAGAGTTCGGCGATACGGTCAGATCCGACCTGAAAACGTTTACCTCCTGGAGCGATAAGGTGCGGGATTTTCGGGTGATCGTCTACAACGACCTCCACAGCAACATGACGATGTTCCAAAAGTTGCACGCGCTGGTGGAGGAGAAACCATACGATCTGGTTATCTTCAACGGCGATTGCTTCGATGACGTGGAAGTTGAAGGAGATATCGTGAACCGGCTGCTCGCCTACACGCCCCGCATTAAAAGCGATCAAGTGCCCTCCATCTTTATACGGGGGAATCACGAAACGCGGGGTGAATACTCCCTTCACCTGTGGGATTACCTCGGGAGAATGGGAGGCCGGTCCTACAGTGCATTTTCGCTGGGGGACACTCGCTTTGTCCTTCTTGACTGCGGAGAAGACAAGAAGGATGCCCATGAGGTCTATTATGACATGAACGATTTTACTCAACACCGGATCGATCAGGCCAAATTTCTGAAAGAGGAACTGAAGTCTAGTACTTTCGTCCACGCAACCAAACGAATTCTGATCCACCACATTCCCATTTTCGGGGTGAGCCCCGGCAGCTTTTCGCCCTGCTCCGATCTCTGGATACCGGTGCTAAAAGGTGCACCGTTCAATGTCTCCCTCAATGCCCATACCCACCGCTTTCGTGTGATCGAAAAAGGGGAAGCGGGAAATAACTTTCCCGTCATCATCGGAGGAGGGAACAGGGAGCCCGATGGTACGGTGATGGTCCTCGAGAAGAGAGGCGACAGGCTGACCGTTGAAGTCATCAATGCAGATGGGAAAAAACTGCTGTTCCAATACTCTATTTAAACCAACTCCTGAATCTATTTTTCTCTTTCTTTTCGGAAACAGGGGGATTGCTTATTAAGGTTCCAAACGAGTACTCACCCCTTACGGTGGCTTGCACTGCCCGGTAGATTATTCCCCAATCAGGAAGTCCGCCTAAATTGCGATCATCGATAAACAAATCCGCTTTTAATTTACGGGGGGAGGTCTCCCGATTTTCCTCGGGATAATTCGCGTTAACCGCAAAAAAGTAAATGCCGTTTTGTTCGCAATAATCAATGGCTTCCTGCAACAACTGCCCTTCGCGCACCGTCCAGAGAAGGAGCCGGTGTCCGTCGTTGTGAAGCATGCGAAGCGTCTCGATGGCAAAAGGAATGGGGCTCCCTATTTTTGGATAAGCGTGCTCAACAATGGTTCCGTCAAAATCAACCGCAATAATCATGTCAACCGTTTCTTAATTTTAACGGTAAATATACACATTCTTTTTTTCCCTTCTGTTTTTTTGGCATAAAATGAAAACCTCCGATACGTACTGGACGTTCCGGAGGAAAATTCGAGGGCTGTGGTCCCACTTGGGCTTGAACCAAGGACTCCCTGATTATGAGTCCAACTCGGAATTACCTATTTATAAACTGTATTTCAATATGTTGCATCAACATAAAAAATTACAAAAGACAAGTTTTGGTTAAAACTAATCTTTATTTTCAGGTTTTACTTTAGGGGGTGGAGGTGGTGGAGCGACATAAGTTGGCATTGAGTGTTTAACAGTAGAACTGCCATCGTCTGGTAGACGAACGATCTCCTTTTGGGTTTCTGGAATCTTTATTACCCTGTTTTCTTTTTTTGAACTCATGATCTTGAAGAATTAAAATAGTTTTTAAAATATTCGTCACATTTACAATTCGCTTTATTGATCAATTTATTATATTTTGATGTGATATTATCGTTTATAATTGGAAATATTTCTGATTCATTTTTTCGTAACCTGTAAAACTGATCATGAACTTTAGCGTCGTTTTGCCCATTTTCTAATTTGTACCAAATACGTTCTATTTCGTTTAAGTGTTTTGCGTAAAATGTTTGAATTTTATTCAGAGATTCAAATTGTTTCTCAGAGTAGATTAATTCACCTCTTAACTCTTTCAGTAAAGACATTATTGCAATTAAAACACAAGCTATAACCGGGATAAATTCCCATATGTCCCAGAACAATCCTCCAATGGAAGATATAATGATAATTGATATATTAAACCTTTTAACTATCTTCTTTTGATGTTCGTATAGCAAAGATGTGTATACCACATTAAATTTTGCTTGCCCCATATCATACCAAACCTTGTTTCTCATTTTCTTAAAAATTCACCTTTTCCAAAAAATAACCAATCCGGATTGACATTGTACGCTTCGAGCAAAAGCAGAATTGAGTTAATGGATGGTTCGTTATTTTTATTATCTTCGATGCGCTTCAAGTTACTGGCATGATAGATTCCAATCGATTTGCAGAATTCAGTTTTTGTTTTAACAAGACCCAAATAACGGAGTTCTTCATAGGCACGGACAAAACGCAAACTAACGGCACGTGAATCATTAGTTATTTCTTTAATCGGCATAATAAATCACTTTATGTAAAAAAAATACGATTCTCCAGAATGGTCAACTTTCATTTCATTGTCATTTCTGCGTTCGAATTGCAAATTATGTTTTACTATACTTCCTCTTCTGTTAATAACTGAAAATGAATAATTCAGTTTATCAGTTAATTTATCATCTTCGTATATGTAAACAGAATCATTGGTTATAAAATCAAAAATTGTAGAATTTGCAGTAATATCATTTTTTATTACATCTCCTTTATATTCCCATTTTGTGTATCCAAATAAAGGAACCTCGTATTTATAACAAGAAAAGAAAAACATGACTGTAAATAGATAAAAAAATATTCTTGTTCTCATTTCTTCGGATATTTAGGTTTAACTTGTTTACTTAGAACATCTCGCATCGAGTAGAGATGTTTTTTCTTTTCCGGAAAAATATTTATTGTTACCGGACCTTCTATGTTGATATGCCCGGTTGGTAGATCTGCTTCACTGATAAGATCAGGAACCGGAATATCAAGCTCTAAAGACAGTTTTTCGAGTTGTGAAAGTGTGATATCGGCTCCGTCGCGAATACTTCTTAATTCATCAATGGATATGCCTGAAAGTGCCGATAATGCATCAGCACTCATACCTACGGTATCTTTTGTATTATGAAGTATTTTTTGATATAATTTCATCTAAAAAAATTTGATCTGCATACCACTACCCTACTAATATTTATCTCTTCCCTTATTGAATTCACTCATAACTTTAGTAAAACTGGACGGTCTATCTATATCCATATTTTTCAATTTTTTTCTTATTATTTCCTTGAATTATCTATCAGCTTTTTTATCTAAATATTTTACCTTTGATTAGTTGTTTCCTGATGAGTTATTTTCATAATCCTCACCCGTGAAATCGAATAATTCCATTTGTTGAACGGGGAGAAAAGATAATTTTCTTTGCTTATCTTCTTTTCCCTTTTTCTTTATTCTGTTGAATTGAACTGTTTTGGCGTTTGGAAAAGCAAACTCAAGATTTTCTTTAAATCTATCCATGTTGGAGGATGCTTTCGAGATGCCTAAAACAGAAAACAAATGATCAGTAAGAGCTTTATATCCAGTATTGCTCAACTTTTGGTGATGATGCTTTGTGCCTTGCGGTTGTGGATTATTTTTTCGCAAATAATCAGCAACATCAGGATCCAGGGTATCGTATACATACCTCATTACATATTTGCCAAATCGTTTCGGATATGGCTTGTCAATCAAAGGAGATGTTCTACCTTCAAGCCGGTATAGATGCATAAAGAATTCTTTTGGGAATGTTCTTGTCCATTCCCTATATCCATCGGAAATGTAAAAATCTAATTTAGCCTGTAATTCATTTGATTTTCGGAAATATTGATAACCAGTAGCTTCATCAATTATCGCATCTATTCCTGTTTTCGCTAAGGCTGAAATAAAGATTTCAGACTGTTCTGCCAATTTTGCTTGATTAGGTGACAATATGCCCATCTGCCTAGCTTTAAGGTATGCATTGCATATATCAACAACCATACTCGCTTTTACTCCATTTATAGTGTATGTGCCCACGTTGACTATCAGCAAATTGTCGTCAAATTTTTGTGATATTTCAGGAGGCAAAGTTTCTTCTAGGGCCCGGGACCTTAGATACCTTTTAATGTCACCACTTTCCCTACTACCGGTTATCAAACGTACGACCTCCCGTTGAGTAAGCACCCTTTCGATCTTGTATCCGAAATCGACAACATAACAAGGAAGTTCATATTCTCCGCTGTTAAGTCTAATCACTCCTTTATACACTTGTTTTATGCTTTCCATATTTGTGAGAATAACATGTTTATAATATTAGGTTATAATTGGGCATTATATAGGATTTTTTGGTAAATTTCATGGCTGTTTTTATCTATGTTGCGAACAACGTCTACCTCTTAATTTACATTTATTTCTTCATCAATACCTGAATCAATCTCTCCTTTTCCTCAATAATCCGTTTGAGGTGTTCAATCTCTACTTCTTTTGAGTGTATGTCGTTCTCCAAGATTGTGATTTGGCTATGATGGCCAGAAGCAACTGTATTATTATTTCCGTTAACCATCGTATTATTCCCTTTTCCTTCATCATCGAAAAAATATGTAATAGGAACACCTAAAATGTTGCAAAATTTTTCCAGTAAATCTGAATCAAAGTTATTCTTGTTATAATATTTGAATACACTTGATTCAGACACACCTAATCTTACGGCAAAATCGGCTACAGATATACCTTTTTGAGCAAGAATAGATTTTAGTTTCTCTCCTTTTTTCATATAAAAAACACAAGAGTAATGTTAATAATTCATAATACTATAATATTATTACAGTAAATATTTGGGAGTTCACTGTAATAAACTTACATTTGCGCTGTAAACATATTGACACATCAATAGCAAAACGATGCAAAGTAAAGAGCAAATATAATGAATTACAATAATTAAAAATAGTCATTTCGATAAAATTCTAAAAAATGATATCCAAAAAACAATTAATGGTATGGACTTTAAAGAACAAAAAAAGCTGGTATTCGACATTCTCAAACAAGGTGAACGTCGGGTTATTGCCGAACGTGCCGGCGTAACAAGAGTAACCGTCAACAATGCTTTGAACCTTGATACCCTTGAAGGTGCAACCAGTGCGCAAATGCGTGTTTGGGAAGAGTGTTTGAGCCTCGTGAAAGAAAAACAGCAGAGAGCTGAAAGAATTGAAAAAGGAGTAGCGGAGGTAGCTGAAACTTTGAAGTGATGGAAGCTTTAACAACACGTGAAAATGAAGTTCTCAGGCTTACGGCTCGAGACTGCTTGTCTGCAAAGGAAATAGCAGCAAAGCTTTTCATTTCTCCTACAACAGCCCAGAATCACATCAAAAATATAAAAGCAAAATTGAACCTGCAAAAGGTATCAGAGCTGTGCCGCCACTATTACACTAACATCATTGCCACTTTTCTACTCCTTATTACCCTTCCATCAGCATTTCAACCAAACAACGGAATGATAAGGGTAAGAAGAGCGGGACGTAACAGACAGGAAACAGAATTTATCTTACAGATTGAATCATGACGACATTACAAGCCATCCGGTTGCTCGCAGAGCAAATTGAAAACGTATATGAAACGGTTAGTGAATTCATGCCATCCAACTACGAAAGTGAAATGGAGTTGCGTAACGGAAATGAAGCTTTGTATCTGTATTACAAAGATTGCGGAAACGGCGAATTAAGTGATTTGAGAATTGAGTGTTGGGGTAAGCTGATTTACGTGGATAAATGGCGCAAAATAGGCGGATTCATGGGAGTGAACGAAGAGTTGCTTGCAACAACATTCCGCTCGATGATGAAAGATCATTATGCCTTGAAAATACGGGAATACAATGAAAAACATGCCGCCGAGATAGCAGAGCAAGAATCTGAATATTACAAAGAAATGTATTACGACAACAAAATGTGCCTGGCGATGGGCAAATGATTGATTATGCAGAACTGGCCAACCATAACAGACGCTGTAGCGACATTTCACCGGGAGGATATCACTTTCGGACAAAGAGAGGCTGCAAAGTTGGTTGGCGGTCGAACACGGCTCGAAAAGCTAATAGCTGAAGGCAGAATTAGGGCCGAAAAAAAAACACTCACACAAAACGGAAAATGGTTCTGCAACGGTGGAGACGTTTTGTGCTACGTGAAAAACAGACCGAGAAAGAAAAGAAGAAAAACCAATAAAGCTTAAACAAAATGAAAGATTTCTATTACCGGCTTATTGACAAGCTATTCGATGAAAAGGTGAATAACCTGATCTGCTGGGTGTGCATTACACTTATTGTGTGCTTTGGAATATTCCAGACACTGAGACATTTTTTCAGAATATATTTAATCGCATGATCATGATAACAATGAAAACGACTTGTGGAAAGAGATTTACCCTGAAACTAGTAACTCAGAAACCTATTTTTCACTGCGATTTTTGCGGCTCTAAAATGGATTACATCCCATACTATTACGAGGGATTTGAAATTTGTGACCAATGTAATCTGAGGTATAAAAACTGATTTACAAAACACCAATAAAAACCAAAAAACAATGGACAATCAACTTATTAAACTTATCGATGACAATGGACTTGACAAAACAAAAAGCCAAGTGTTGTTAGACAATTTTTCGGGATATTTTGAAATGGCGGCCGAATGGGAACGAAAAGCAGAAGAGCTTGTAATTACAAGCGTTGAACAAAAAGCTGAAATGAAATTGGCACGTGAGGGGCGTTTGTTTTTGAAAGATAAACGCATTTCCGTTGAGAAAACGAGAAAACAACTAAAAGAAGCTTCGCTCCGTGAAGGGCAAACAATTGATGCTATTGCCAAAGTACTCACAAACCTGATCACTCCCATTGAAAAGGATCTGGAAGAAAAAGAGAAGTTTGCCGAGATACAGGAAGCAAAAAGAATTGAGACTCTGAAAGACGCCCGCACACGTGAGCTTGAGCCGTATATTGAATTCGTGCCTTATGGTTTGAATTTAGGGACCATGGACGAGGATAATTACAGCAAAGTATTATCCGGTGCAAAATTGCAAAAGCAAGCCAAAGAAGAAGCTGAGTTGAAAGCTGAACAAGAACGGATTGCATTTGAAAAGTTGGTAAAACAACGGAAAGAAAGAGAGATTGAGTTGCTGAACATCGATGGTGTGAAAAGCAACCCAAACAACACATTCACTCTCACTAACGAGGAGAATCCCGATTTTTCAAATGTGATTGATTTTAAAGATATCCTTGATTGTGATGCCGAAAAATTTCAAAGTTACAAATATGAGTTCTTAGCAACAGCCGATGCGAATAAGGCATACAGAGAAAAACTGAAAGCCGAAAAAGAACGGCTCCAAAAAGAAGCCGAAGAACGTGAACGCCAGCTTGCCGAAGAACGTGCTAAAGCTGCTGCCGAACGGAAAGCGATTGAAGAAAAAGCCAGGAAAGAACGTGAAGAACATGAGCGTATATTGCTGATAGAGCGTGAAAAGCAATCCAAATTAGAAGCCGAACGGAGAGCGGAACAGGCCCGTATTGAAGCCGAGAGATTGGAAGCCGAACGCAAGGCTGCTGCCGAAAAAAGGACAAAAGAAGAGGCTGACAGACGTGCTAAAAACGCACCGGATAAAGAAAAACTTCTTGTGTTTGCGACAGAGTTGGAAAAGCTCCTTTACAACGCACCTGATTTGAAAGCGGATGATGCTATTGCAATATTCTCTCATATCAATCCGATCATGAAAGACACAATCACTTACATCCGATTGAATTCAGATAAATTATAATCAATAAAACCAACAAAAAATGACAACAGAGACTAAAGAACTTCAAAGAAGATCCGAAAATGCACTTGAGATGCAAACAGTGGATTTACAAGCAGGCAACTTACCTGATCTTGAAAAAGCAGATGTTATGCCCGTCGATTTAACCGGTAATTACTGGACACCTGAACAAGACGGTGAAAGTAAGCGGCTGTTTTTCGTGGATATCCAACCACAAAAAGTATTGAGCAGTTCCGGAACCGGAGAGATAATTGATTTGGATTGTGCCGTATTCCTCGAACAGAAAGGTAATGATATCAAAACAGTAACCAATGGCAGCCGTCGTTTAGTGGGTGTCCTGGAATCATATCTTGTACAAGGATTAATCGGACAGGGCACACCGTTACTGATTACTTACCTTGGAAAACGTCGGAACAAAACCAATTCTTTCAGCTCAGACAACTGGAGTATAAAACCGCTTAGAATAAGTATCTGATGATTACTCCACAATTCAACATCAATGATGCGGAAGTAGGCAAGGAAATGAACCCCCTTGCCTACTCTCCCGGAGATTATCCCGAGAAGCAGGTGATGATCGACTTTATTGAGCTGCACCATGAGGATCCGGCCGCAGACATCTTTCTTGATGAATTATCCATTAACGGAAATGTGGTGAAAGACAGCATGGAAGAGTATTTATCGGCACATCAAATAGGAAGTGGTTCATTGAAAGAGGTTTTGAAAACTCCACGTCATTTCTTTTATGATTGGGAAAATGAATTTACGCCAAAGGAAAAAGAATGCTTCGAGTTGGGAACATTCGCACACATGGCGTTCTTGGAGCCGAAACTATTTGATAAAGTTTCGGTAGCTCCCAATGTGAATTTAGCCACTAAAATGGGTGTTTTGGAGATGCTTCGATTCTACGAAAGTTTAAACGGCTCAAGAAATACGTGTGATGAGAACTGGAAAATGACCGATTTGAAAGAGATACTCGATTTTGAAAAATCAAAATGTGAATTTCAAATCATCAGGCCCGAACACAACGAAATCATCAATGCTCTCAAAAAAAACTATTACTGGTACGGTGGTGGAATTATCCCTAAAATTCTGAAAGGTGCCATGGCTGAAGTGTCTTTTTACGGCATGGATGAGAACACTGGACTGGAAGTAAAGGTGCGGCCTGACTATTTCAATATTGAAGAAAACATTGGTGTTAATGCGGTTATTAGCTTCAAAACAACAAGAGCTGACAATATAGGTAAATTTATTTATGATGCCGCAAAACTGAAATACGAACTATCTGAGGGAATGTATCAGAAAGTTATGAGTGACATAACCGGTAGACAATTCAACTGCACGATTATGATCATGCTGCAAACGGTACCTCCTTACGACGTGGCTGTTTTGTGGTGGTCTCCGGATGATATCCAACTTGGTAAATACAAGTACGAGCATGCGATTATGACCGTGAAAGAGTGCATGGACAACGGATGGTTCCCTGGCTTTGATTCTTTAGCCGAAAGCGGTTCACATGGAATTATTGATATGAAATTACCGGAATGGAGCGAAAAAGAATTACATCCGGTAGATATGGAGGATTGAATTATGGATAAATACAGAATTAAAAGCAATAAAGAAATATCCAAGGTGATGTTTCTAGATATTTATATGACAGGACACAATGGATATATAGCCGGTGGGTGTTTTAAAAACATTTTTAATGGACAAAGGATAAAGGATATTGACATCTTTTTTTTAACAAAAGGAGATTTTATAGAAGCTTGTGAGTATTACGATCAAAATGAAAACTATGTTTTCTCATATGAAAATAACAACACAAAAGCTTTTAAAAATAAAGAAACAAACATCAGACTTGAGCTTATATGTAGTCAATTCGGTGAACCATTAGACATATTATCAAAGTTTGATTTTTCTATTACAAAATTTGCATACTATAAAGATAAATCTGAAGATAAAACCGAATACAAGTGTATGTATCATGAAGACTTCTTTGAGCATTTAATTGCAAAAAAACTTGTTGTTGAAAAAGATATATTTTTTCCGGTATCAACATTTAATAGAGTCTTAAGATATTCCCGGTATGGATATGGGCTTTGTAGAGAATCAAAAATAAATATTATCAATTCACTACAAGGTCAAAATCCTGAAACGATAAGCGATGAGTTATATTTTGGATTTGACTAATGACAACTCAACTTTCACTTTTCGACGGACCTATTCCGAAAGCTCCGAGAAAATATTTCCGGGATAGGGTTGGAAGGTTTGCCACAAGAGAGCAAGCTGAATTAGATCGATTGAAACGTGAAGTTGAGTTTTACAAGTATAAATTCGAAGCTGAGCAACGAAAAACGGCTCCTATACTAAAAGCGCTCATTGAAGCACAAAGAGAAATTCACTTATTAAAAAACAGATAAAATGGACAAAAACAAAGAGATCCTTGAAGAACAATTGCAATTTCAATTGCCAGAAGGCAATCAGTTTCCGGTTGTAATTTTTGAAGGTTTAACCCCCTTACAGATTAAAGATAAAATCACCTCAGATTTTATCGCAATGCAGGAGCGTGGAGTGAAGGCAAACCGAATTATGACAGATGATGAGATTAACGAGATCAGAGCTGAGTATGGCGATATCGCCGAACAACAGATGCCTGAACTACGTGAAGAACTGGAGCTGATTACTGCCAACTATAAGGCTAAAAAAGAGCGATTGACGGCAGAGTTGACGGCGCTTGACACTCAATTTAAAGACTTGGTATCGGTTGCCAAGGATGGAACGGCCGTATATGAACCCGATAACGAAAACACGTTCAAAATTCCAGTTGCGGGGCATTATCTCTACTACACGCACACAGGCACTATGTTCCAACTGATCGCCGTGCGGAAGATTCCAGATAACGAAAGGTATGACCTGTTCAATACAGGTGAAAAGAACAAAGAAATGCTTGAGGCCATGGGTTATAAAATTCCAGATTTCAGTGTGGAAAATAAAGAAAATTACCGTGTAATTGAGTTTGAAGATGGAGAACGTGTAGAGATTTGGGAACAAGACGGCAAAGAAAAAGTTTTGCGCCACTACGTTGAAGATTTTTTGGATGATGATTCCGGCGAAATCATGTCTATTGAATCAACAAAAAATGAAGAGTACGCCATTGGCGATAATCCATATGAAAACACTTTCGCAGATGACGAGATTGAAACACAAGCGGGGGCGACCGACGAAATATCGGGCGATGCTGAGGGATAGCAGCTACTGGAACGAGGTTAAAAGGCTTGTTCGTTTGCGGGATAACTTCGCTTGTACCCGATGCGGGCAACGACACAACCTCGAGGTACATCACAAAACCTATTATAAAAACGGCAAAAGCATTATTGGAAGTGAAAAATATCATTTGGAATGCATGGAGCTTCTTTGTGAGGTTTGCCATCAAAAAGAACATCAAAAATGAGCAATTTAAGCATAAAATTGAATCTGATGAGAGTGCCTGGAGCATCTCTGTTGAATTTAAAAGGGAAAAAGGAAACAAAGCAGTGCGTGGTTATTCCGGTTGAAGATTCAGGTCTGTACGTTGGTGAAAAGGGCGTTTACTTGAACATGACGGCCATTGAATATCGCGAACAAAAATACAGTGATTCGCACTTCGTAAAAATGAGTGTTGAACGTGAGGTTTACGATGCTTTGACTGAAGAAGAGAGAAACGCCATACCGATAGTTGGCGGCCTACGTCCTATCATTCCAAAACCAATGAAGGCAGAAGGTGAAATGGATATTCAGGATGCTGAATATGTGGATGATTTACCATTTTAATTGATTAATACCGGAAGCGTTCGGTGCAGGGATTTGGGAAGCATCTTAGCAGGCAGATGTTTTTCCTTTTCCTGAAAAAATCCCAATGATTGAGTTCCTTGGTTTAGAGGGTTCGGGCCGGATGAGTGCAGGGAAATCCGGTATAAAAATTCAGAGTAGCGGTGGCGCGCGAAATGTCTGAAACGTTAAGCTGCATCAAATAACTAAGGATAGTTGCTTTGGAATATAAGCAACGAATAGAATGCGAGCCTGACGGCCGGGAAAGACCGGCACATGGGGAAGTAGCGGAATTGGTAGACGCTATTTAATAACTGAAAAAAAATGTTGGCTTGTCTGCGGGGTTTGCATTCCTACCGGGGCTAATGTGCGGAACACAGCAGGTTGTTAGATGATGGTGTACAACAATGCAGGTTCGAATCCTGCCTTCCCACAAAAAACAATTGTTTTCAAACCAATCGGCGCCGGTTTAAAACAAAAAACAAATGCAATACGAAGATTTTTTAAAAAAGAAAGTGATTGTAGCTGAAAGTTTTGGCTTTGAGCCATTATGGAAAGCACCAAAAGCAAAACCGCATCAGAACGATATTTGTAATTGGGCTTTGCGTGGAGGCAGAAGAGCTATATTTGCCAGCTTTGGATTGGGTAAAACATTCATGCAATTAATTATTGCCCGTAATTGTATTGAGAAAGAAAACAAGCCTTTTCTCATTGCGTGTCCATTGGGTGTGGTTGGTGAATTCAGACGAGATAATTGTAAACTGGAATCGGGGCTTGGGATAAAGTACATAACCGATACTGATAGTATTGATGAGTATAAGCCGATCATTTACATGACAAACTATGAGCGTATCCGGAAAGGAGATATTGACGCCAATAAGTTTTGTGGTGTTAGTTTCGATGAGGCTTCCATTTTGCGGAATCTACAAACGGAGACAACCAATTACATACTGCAGTATTTCCGGCAATTGCCTTACAGGTTTGTTGCGACTGCAACTCCATCACCAAACGATTATATCGAGTTGCTCAATTATGCCGATTATTTAGGCGTTGCAAGCCGAGGACATTTGCTGACACGCTTTTTCAAACGTAATTCCACCAAAGCCGGAGATCTACAACTTCTTGAAAACAAGGAACAGGAATTCTGGGAATGGGTTTTCACATGGGCCGTCTTTATTCACAAGCCGAGCGACTTAGGTTACGATGATACGGGATATGATTTGCCACCGTTGAACGTGATTGAACATTGCATCACTTATGAGCCTGATTTTCAGATTACGGATAAATTCGGCAATCCGGCCATCTTTAAAGATTTATCGAAATCGCTTCTTGAGGTTTCTCGCGAAAAAAGAGACAGTATGGATTATCGGATTGATAAAGCCGTTAATCTGGCACGTGAAATTAACCGCAACGTAATTATTTGGCACCATTTGGAAGATGAACGCCGGATGCTGGAGAAAGAATTTCCCGATGCTGCAAGTGTTTTCGGTTCACAACCTAATTGGAAGAAAGAAGAACTGCTGATTGATTTCAGCGAAGGTAAATATCCACAGTTACTAACTAAAAGCAAAATAGCCGGAAGCGGCTGTAACTTTCAGGAGTTTTGCCACGATATGATATTTGCAGGCATCGATTATAAGTTCAATGATTTTATTCAGAGTATTCATCGAATTTACCGTTTCGGACAAACGAAGCCCGTAAATGTCCATATTGTTTACACGGACAATGAACAAGACGTGATGAAAGTGCTCAAAGAAAAATGGGAAAAACACGACAAACTGCAGGAGCAAATGCTCGCATTGGTGCGAAAATACGGATTGAGCAACGATTTAATAAAAGCGCAAATGGAGAGACAACTTTTTAAACATGGAGATAAAACGGTAATCGGTAATGCCACTCTCTACAACAATGATAATACGATTATATTACAAGATCAAAAGGAAATACCTGATAATTTGGTTGATCTGGGTGTTACCTCCATCCCGTTCGGAGATCATTATGAATACAGCGATTTTTACAACGATTACGGACACAATGATGGAAACGGAGAGTTTTTCAAGCAAATGGATTTTCTCACTCCTAATTTATTACGAGTGTTGAAACCAGGACACATTTTCGCAGTACACGTCAAGGACCGTATCCGGTACAGTTATCAAAACGGAACTTCTTTTACCACGATTGATGATTTCAGCGGTCAAACAGTCGCCCATTTTGTGAAACACGGTTTTTATTTGATGGGAAAGATAACCGTCACCACAGACGTTGTTGCTGAAAATAATCAGACTTATCGGCTTGGTTGGAGTGAACAATGCAAAGATGCTACCAAAATGGGCGTCGGTTTGCCTGAATATGTTCTACTGTTCCGGAAGGCTCCTACATCTATGGAGAATGCGTATGCCGATGAACCTGTGACGAAGTCAAAAGAAGACTACACGGTTGACCTTTGGCAATTGGATGCACACGCATATTGGAGAAGTTCCGGCAATACTTTGATAGACGTGGATGATCTGGTAAAACACGATATGTCATTCGTTCACAAAACATGGAAAAAGTATCAAAAAGAAGGGTTATACGATTTTGAAGAACATAAAACATTAAGTCGAAAACTGGATGAAAAAGGTAAATTAAGTCGAAAGTTTATGACGGTACCGCCGATTTCCAACAATGATTATGTTTGGGATGATATCCAACGAACAAAAACTCTTAACGCTCGCCAGGTTTCGAGTAAAAAGGAGAAACATATTTGTCCTTTACAGTTAGATATCATTGAGCGGTTGATTAACCGATTCTCGAATCCGGGAGACATTGTTTTTGATCCTTTTGGCGGATTGTTTTCAGTCCCATATATGGCACTTCAGATGGGACGCAAAACGATAGCTATAGAGTTGAATTCTGAATACTACAAAGACGGCTTATTTTACGTGAAATCGATGCATGATCAGATGAATATGCCTACATTATTTGACGTACTTGAAATGAGTAAAACATCGTAACCATGGCACGAAAAAAAACACTTAAATACAAAGATGATTTCGGTGAAAATCTAGATGGAATTGAAAGATTTGTTTTTGCACAAAGTAGGCGTGCAAAAAATATGATTCCGGTTAAGATTGAAACGGCGGTGAGAACATTTATTCTTGTTCCGAAAGATATGACGGCCGAAAGGATTGAAAGATTGAAGTTGAAGTATAAAAATAATATAGAAGAGAGAAAATGAAAGAATATCTATATTCGAACTGCATCAGGACATTTACCGGAAAATACATCGATGTATTCAATCCAGATCCTGAAATGATTTGCATTGAAGATATCGCACACGCATTAGCACAAACTCCACGTTTCGGTGGACATTTAAAGCATTTTTATTCGGTTGCACATCATTCTATGCATTGCTCTGAACTTGTCAGAAACGACAAACTGGCAGCGCTTATGCACGATGCAAGCGAAGCGTATTTAACCGATATGCCGCGACCTATTAAGATGCAAATGCCACAATACAGAGAAGTTGAAGACAGGTTGATGACTGTAATATCGAAAAAATTCGGTTTTCAGTATCCTTTGAGCAAAGAAGTGAAAATAGCAGATGAAAACGCTCTAAGCTACGAGTGGAATATTTTAATGATTAACGGTTTGAAGTCATATATTATTGATGCTGAAGCTGAGTTTATAAGATATTTTGAAAAGTATAAATATTTAACTATCAATAGCTCTAATTACTTGAACATGTAAGAATAGAGCGGCATCTTTGACGTATAAAATTTTAAATATGCTAAGAACTCCGGTTATGGAATTATTGATTGACAGATGTATTCAAACATTATTGTAAATATATGAAAGAATTTATCAAAGCGGTAAAGGAGATGCGCACCCATCAGCGTGCGTATTTCAGGACAAGAAGTCAAACAGAGCTGCAGAAATCGAAAGAGGCTGAAAAGAAAGTTGATTTAATGCTTGCGGATTTGAACCGTGAACCATCCCTGTTTTAGTATGAATTACATTGAGTTGATAAACAGGTTTTGGAATTGCTCGAAAGAGCGTGCATTCAATCCAAGTGACTGCATGTTGTATTTTTATTTATTGGATACCTGCAATGCACTTCATTGGAAGCAACCTTTTGGACAATCCGACAGATATTTGAGCATGGCTCTCGGGATATCAGTTCCTACAGTTAGGGAAGCCAAAAACAGGCTAAAACAAAGAGGCCTTATCGACTTTAAAGCACCGGAAAAAGGATCTAAAGGAATAGACGGCCAAACCAAATATTCTTTCACAACCGTGCAAATAGATTACACAGTTCCTTTAACGGGTGAGAGCGAAATTAAACCAACCGTACAAATAAATTATACGGATACTTGCACGGATACTTGCACGGTTCCTTTAACGGATACTTGCACGGTTCCTTTAACAAACAATAAACTAAACAAAACTAAACAAAACAATAAAAAGAGTGATTTTGATTTATCGTTTGTTGATATTGTTTTTTTGCCGATTGTAAAAGATTTTATCGAATACCGGAAACAGATTAAAAAACCTTACAAGACTCAACAAGGGATTAAGACATTTTACAATGAATTGACAAAATTGTCGAGAAACAATTTTCAGAAAGCAAAAGAGCTTGTTGAATATGCTAAGGGCAAAGAATGGCAAACTGTTTATGAGATTAAAAATTATGAAACCAATAAACGAAATTTTGAAAGAAAACCCCATAGTTCCGAGCGGTTGTGATGGTCCTAAGTTTGAAGCAGGCGATATTTACTTCGTTATGCTGAAAGCGATGGAAGCACTCATAAAAGAGCGGAATACGGACTGGAAACTGATTTTAACGGATGAAAACAAACATGTAATCGGACAAGTGGCATTGTGGTACTCGTGGGATGAACGATTTAAAGGCGATGTAAGAAAGGGATTGATGATTCGCGGGAACGTGGGTACTGGAAAATCGCTGATTGTACAAGCTCTTTGCAAAATTATCATGGCATATGAGATTCTTGTTCCATGTTTTTTACATGCTTCTGAATTGTATGATCTGTATATGCGAGGTGATGTTGACGGAATTGATATTGCAAAGAAGCGTGCCTATACCATTATTGACGATGTTGGGGTAGAGCCGGTCGAAACAAAGAATTACGGGAACGTGAAAGAACCGTTTAACGATGTGTTCGATTACCGTTACCGGAATAACAAACGAACGATTATAACAACCAATTTAACACCGTCTGAGATCGAGGAAACTTACGGCACCAGGATTATTGACCGATTTAGGGAATGTATGAATGATTTGGTATTGGACGGTGAAAGTTTTAGGAGATGAAAATAATAGTAACATTTTCTGGAGGTAAAGACAGCTTAGCAGCATTGTTGTGGGTGCGAAATAATATGTCTAAGAATTTTACAACTGTGTTTTGTGATACAGGTTGGGAAAGCCCAATTACGTATAATTACATCCGAGAAATCAACGAAAAGTTAAATCTGGACATCATAACTCTGAGATCGAAAAAATACAACAGTTTGGTAGATTTATCACAGAAAAAGAGTCGTTTCCCATCATCACAACGTCGATTTTGCACATCAGAATTGAAAAGTATTCCGATGATTGATTATTTATTGGATGAGGTTAAAGATGATTTTGTAGTCGTACAGGGAATTCGAGGTTTAGAAAGCGAAAGTCGTGCTCAAATGAGCGCTCAATGCAATTATTTCAAATACTATTTAAACCCTTATAAAGAAGATAAGAACGGAAAACCTAAATATCATACATATCGACGAAAGGATATTTTAGAGTATTGCCAAAAATTTGCAACTGATGTGCTACGCCCGGTATTCGATTGGACTGCTCAACAGGTAATTGATTACATTTTGGAAAACGAATTTGAACCGAATCCTTTGTATAGAAATGGGATGAAAAGAGTTGGATGCTTCCCATGCATAATGACTGGATTATCGGAAATGCATCAAATTGCCACACGCTTTCCTGAAAGAGTTGAAGAAATAGCAGTATATGAAAAACAAATCAACAGTTCATTTTTCGGGCCGGATAAAATACCTTCTCGATTTTACATCGGAAGTTATCCGTTAATTACTGATGTGGTAAAATATGCCAAAGGAAAGTATGACGCAGGTCAATTATTTGATGATTTTGGAGCTACAAGTTGTATGAGTTATTATGGATTATGTGAATGAAGATATGAGAGCAACACAGCAATACCAACAACTATCCTTTGATTTCGATTTTCCACAACCGGAAAAAGTAAATTATTGGAAGTCGGTTTTTGGATTTGAGCCAAAGGTTGGAGAATTAGCCAGAATTGACGAAACAATTGCTTTTTGCGAAACGATAAAACAAAAAAGCTACTGCTATTGCATGAGAGTGAAAGTGATTGAGGTAAATGGAAATTCGGCACGTGTGATAACAACTGAAGAATGGCAAAAGGCTTGCGGTGCAACATCCGGTACCAATTGTGCCGGTACTGTTTGGGTTGTTGATGTGAATAATTTGGCGCCTATATTTAATTAAAAAAATATGAAAACCTATGTATTAACAGTAAGCAGAACATTCCCTGGTACGCATAAGCGGAAAGGGGATGAAACGTATTTTGTGGAACAAATACAAAACGCGTTAGCTCATTATAAGGACGGCTGGCCAACCGGTGGTTTTAAAATGAAACTTCACACCATCCGGGCAAATTATCCTCTTTGGAAAAAACGGTTTGAGGAGATTGACAAGGGCGAGGCGTATTTATCGCTACGCTATTGGAGCGGATTTCCGTATAAATCAAAACAAGTAGAATTTGCACGGCTGACGAAAGATGACGGGATTGGGTTGCAGGAATTTAAGGTTGTGGAATACGTCGATGAATTTGTGGATGAAAGAGCTGCTTACGTAATTGATAACAGCGCAAAAACAATGTTTCTTTCAGAGACTATTGCAAACAATGACGGTCTTTCAATCGGTGATTGGCGGGAGTGGTTTAGAAACTACGATTTAAGCAAACATTCAGCGATTATTCACTTTACTAATTTTAGATATTGAAATGCTTACAGATGAATCAACGATGCCTTTCGGTAAATACAAAGGCCAGAAAATGGCGAACGTTCCGGCAGATTATTTGATTTGGCTGTATGAAAACAACAAATGCAGCAACGACGTAAGAGAATATATCGAAGATAATTTGGAAGTACTTCGATTTGAGATTAAAAACGGCAAATAAATTGGACGGATGGAAAACAGCGAGCAGAAAAAAGTAAAATCGGAATGTAACGAATGGTAGCTTCGAAAACAGTGGAACCATCTTTATTCGTAAGTCGTGCAGGCGTTACCGGTACGTGTACAAGGTTCTAACAGTCGCAGAATAAAACCGATTTGCAGCAAATTCCGTCCGCCGATTTTAAAAAAATGTAAGGCAAATTTGTGATACGATTCGCCGATTAACGAAAGTATGAACTTCGACATAGAAACATTAGATAAGCTATTCTCCGAATACGTGAGATTACGAGATAGTGATCAGTACGGAATGATTCGCTGCATAAGTTGTGGTAAACGGGTAAAGTGGCAATATGCGGATGCCGGGCACTTTGTGAGTAGAAAGCACATGAGTTTGAGATTCGATAATAACAACGTGAACTCTCAATGTGTAGACTGCAACCGATTTAAATCAGGAAATTTTAAAAAGTACAAACGTGGATTGATTATCAAACATGGTCGTTTCATTATTGATTATCTCGAAAACAAAAAAAACGAAATACGGCAATTTACCGATTTTGAAATTGAATTGATGTGTTTACACTATAAGAAACAGATAAAAATTTTAAAACAAAAGAAGTCTTAATGAGTTAATTTTATTCTAAATGAGTATATTTGTAGGTAACTTCAAAATACTTCATTCATGGATAAGGTGAAAATAACTTCGAGAGTATTAAAAACAGAAAATATCAATTGGCGTGAGCTGGCGTTTATTCAACAAGACAACTTCAAAGAATTATCTTCTGAAGATATGAATAAACTAAAAGCAAGCTTAGTTACGAATAATTTCATACAACCATTTTATGTTTGGGAAGATGCCGATGGCATTCGATATTGTCTTGATGGAAAGCACAGAACTAAAGCACAAGAAGAATTGATTTCAGAAGGTGTTGATGTTCCATACACTTTACCGGCTACGTTTATTGATTGTAAAGATAAGAAAGAGGCTGCTCGTCTTGTTCTTATCTTTTCATCGTTTTATGCAAAAATCACACAAAAAGGACTTTTTGATTTCAAAGAGTTGTACGATTTGGATATGATTGAATTGAAAGGAATGATGAACCTTCCTGAATTTTCAATGCCTCGATTCGAGCAGAAGTTTGATTTGTTTGGTATAAATGAGGCTAACGAAAACGATGATTTGATAGAAGAGCTCCAGGATGATGAATTGATAATCGTAAACAAAGGTGATATATTCCGACTTGGACGACACAGACTCGCATGCGGTTCATTCAAGGATCTGGATATTGTGAGTGAATTGATGGGTGGGTTGAAAGCGAGAATTATAAACACGGATCCACCATACAACCTCCCTGCTGATTACATTGGGAATGTAGAAGAGAAAGTGCATGAAGATTTTATTGAAGGCCATGGAGAAATGACAGATGATGAGTTTGTAGATTTTCTCGCAAAAGTCATGCGAACATCATGTGACAATTCGAATGATGGTTCAATTCATTATATATTCATGGACTTCAGGCATACCTGGCACATGGGTGAAGCGTCAAAGCGCATATACGGAACGCCGGAACCGAAACAGATGTGTGTTTGGGCAAAGGACATGATTGCGATGGGTTCGTTTTATCGTGCTCAGCATGAACTTTGTTTTGTCTATAAATCAGGAAATGAAAAACACATATCGCACCTTGATTTGTCAGACCGAATTCGGTCGAATGTTTGGAAATACCCATCGGCCATCAGCGTTGCTAATCCAGATAGACATCAGATAAAAAACCATCCGACACCTAAGCCCGTGCAGATGATTGCCGATGCAATTCTTGACACTACAAATGATGGAGATATTGTAATTGATTGGTTTCTTGGTTCAGGTACTGCTTTAATTGCTTGTGAGAAAACAAAACGCAGATGTTTTGCTACAGAACTAAATATCAGATATGTTCAGCAAATAATTAAACGGTACATAAAATATTGTCGTAACAATGATTACGAGCCTGAAGTTGAACATTTGAACGGAAATTTAACTTTAAAAGATTTTGAAAATGGCAGCAAGTAATATGATTGACAGGCAAAGAGTTATTGATTATTTAACAGCTCAACAGAATGTTAAAATAGATATGTTGCAGCGTTTATCTGAGCCAATGCAAAAAGAAACGCCTGAAATTTCCAACTTAAAAACACTGACTATTAACCAAATTTCTGATTTAAAAAGTTATATAGAAATGATTAAGATGTTGTAATGAAATGGGACATTTCGGTAATCCAAAAGCAGTTGACAAAACAACCAAACAGCAACGTATCAGGAGCGTAGTCGAATGGATAATTCAAGGCTATTCTACCGCTGATATTATACGTCAATGTGTAAGCTTGTGGAATATTACAGAACGTCAAGCATATAATTACAACAAATGGGCCGTGGATGAAATCATGAAAAACAGCGATGCAGATCTTTCGAAACGCAAAAGCATCCACGTAGAGATGCGGTTGAAACTATTTCGAGATTTGCAACGAAAAGATACCACTTCCGGTGCACGTGCAGCAGTGCGAATCGCAGACAGTCTTGCAAGGATTGAAGGATTAATTGGTACAAGAGATAATATTAGTCCAGGTTCCGGATATGAAGACTTCAGGCAAGATTCAGAAGAAAAAATGTCAGTAATGATATTACCGGACGGCAGAGAAATTGAGGTATGAAAGATAGACGTGTAAATATCGACTTAACAGCGAATCCGAAACAAGCTGAATACTTCACCACATCAATGGCAGCTGCACAAGGCGCAAACTCGTTCAAGTTTCTGAATTACGGTGGTGCGATTCGCGGTGGTAAGACATTTGTTACGCTTGCTATACTTATTAGGTTATCGGAAATATTCCCAGGTAGTAGATGGCATACTGTGAGAAAAGATATGCCAAGTTTGGAAGGTACGACAATTCCGAGTTTTGAAAAACTCACAGCTGGTTCTAACAGGTGGAAGCCGTATAGAAATAAATCAAACTATCATTATATCAATTTAAGAACAGGTTCAAAGATTTTTTTCAAGCCTGAAAACTTACAACGAGATCCGTTTTTACAGTCTTTTTTAGGTTTAGAAACTAACGGCTTTTTTCTAGAACAATCAGAGGAACTGAGTGAAAAACTATGGGAAAAAGCCATTGAGCGTGTGGGTTCATGGTATATTCCGAAAATGCCGCGTGGATTGATATTTCAAACATTTAATCCAACCCAGAACTGGGTAAAAGATAAGATTTACACGCCGTGGGTAAATGGAGAATTACCGCCGGAATTCTTTTTTATGTCGGCGCTGCCAAATGATAATCCTTTTGTCACCGATGACCAGTTTGCCGGATGGGAGATGATGGCTGAGCGATATAAGCAACAGTTTATACAAGGTGATTGGACTGATTTCGACGCGGAAGACGGACGATGGGCATTTGCTTTTAGAAAAAAGAAACACACCGGGAAAACGACATTAAACAAGCAATTACCTGTTTATCTCTCGTTTGACTTTAACCGAAACCCGATCACATGCACGGTTTGGCAACACTACAATAATCAAATTTTCTGTATTGATTGTATAAAGTTGGAAGACGCAACTATACATCGGCTTTGTGACGAAATAAAAGAGCGATATCCTGAATGTTTGTTTTTTGTAACTGGTGATGCTAGCGGAGATAATAAAACGACGCTTTCCATTTTATCTAATTTCGGAGTGATAAAAAATGCTTTATATTTGAGTGATACGCAGATGCAATATTCAGCATCAAATCCACGGTTACAAGACAGCCGGATGTTAGTTAACACGATGTTTGAAAAATATCCGATAACCATTGACGAAGATAGATGCAAGCCGGTTATTGATGATTTGGATAAATGTAAAGCTAATCCGGATGGAACTATTGTAAAAACAAGCCGATTAAAAGTAGATCAGCAAGCTGACACTTTAGATACGGTTAGATATTATTTGCATCGTTATTTCAGGGACATGATAAAATTTTTTTGATTAAATTTAGCTCTTTAAGAGTTTTATTTAATCTTAATGATTATATTTGTGTGTCTTTCGATCCGGTTGAGGTAATACTCAAAATACTTATAAAAAAATGAGTTTAAAAAAAACAATAAGCTATGAATGATATTGTTGACCCGGCAACAAGGACAGCCGAAAGTGCGTTGAAAACAGCCGAAAGTGTAGCTAACTATGGTGCATTGGTGGTAATTACAGCTTTTGCAATCATTCTGTGCACGATTATGATAATATATTTTTTCGTGTCGCATCGCAGAATGACTAAAAACATGGAAGAACAGAATCGGCAGAATAATATAGCTCTTTCAATTACATTGAAAAGGCTCGAAGATTATCTGCAACCCGTATCAGAGAATGCACGTCTCAGTACTCTAACTGCACTACATGCCATTGCTGAACAAAATTTCAGACTCAGTGTAGAAAATGTTTTACAGATTATAGAACGAATTCAATCAGAGAATCATATCGAGGATGAAAATCGTACTAAGCGAAAGCTACGAATGTTCATTACAAATATGCACAACGATCGCAAACTGTACTTTTCCAACTTCACTTTCAGCGGTCATGCAGTTGATTATTACACCGACCCCAAGTGGATTGAAACCATGGTCGAAGCAGCATTCCCGGAAATTTATGATAAGAATAAGAGCCGTGCACGAACGAACATCAAGCAGGCTTATGATACAATATTCATCGAATTTAAACGCAATTTGATTTCAAAATGATTAAAAGCAGACATTTCACAGAGTCGGAATTTAAAAAATGTGTTCCATCCTGTTCACTTCAGGATATGAGACAAAGCACAATGAATCGTTTCGACACGGCCCGTGATATTGCCGATATTCCGTTTGTGATTAATTCGGCCTATCGTTCGTCATCGTGGGAAAAATCTAAAAACAGAAGCGGAACTGGTTCGCATTCATTGGGTTGTGCAATGGATATCCGATGCAATACGAACAGCAACCGATTTAAGATTATATCGGCACTTGTTAAAGCCGGTTTTACCCGCATTGGAGTGGCTGAAACCTATATTCATGCGGATGATAGTATTAATCACTCTCAAGAAGTTATTTGGTTGTATTGATATGAAAGACAAGAAGCAAATAATCTGGATGGTTGTATTATTGGGAACAATACTACTTTTCCTGATTACAGGTTGTAAGCCTAAGCAGATAATCAACGAGCGTGTAATCACTCGAGTGGACAGTGCGGCTGTTTTATCGTTGCAGGAACAATTGGAGGTAAAGGATCTCGAGATATATAACCTAAAAAGCGATTTGCAGCGTGTCAGGAATGAAAATATGCTTTTGCATAACGAAGTGTCGACTAAAACAACAAAATACGATACAAGCAAACCTATTGTGCCGGAAACAGGTAAACCGCCGGTATCTGAAGAAACACATACTGAAAGTAAAACATCACTTGAAAAAAAGCTATCCGAAACAGAAACGGAGAATAAGGAATTAAAAAAAGAAAATACTACGATCACCACGTATAACAGCAATCTGCAATACCAAGTTGAACAGCTAAAGAATGAAATCAGAACGTTGAAAGCCAGAATTATTCCTGTTACATTATGTCAGAAGATAAAAGGTTACGTGTATGGTTGCTTTGTGGGAATTGTTATCGGCGCTTTGCTTTGGTGGAGATTTGGCAACACGATAAAAAGTTTCAGATTATGGAAAAAATAATATTTACATCAATTGTTATCAGCCTAATTATTACGGCGATTTATGCTACCACATGGCCTGGGATGATATTTCACAATCCAGCGGTCGGAGTTAAACATTTTCTGCTCGCAAAAAAAATAGGAGTGTTGTATAAGCCATTATTCGGATGCTTGATCTGCATGAGTAGTTTTTGGACTTTCATTACTTGGTTAATTTCGATGGATGGTTTTCATTTGATTTGGGTGATGCTTTGTGTTGCGGGCATAAACACGATAATCACTGCAGTGATTAAAGATATCATACCGGATGAATAATGAAAGATATCGGATTCAAAATATTGTCTATTATAGTAACTATTCTGTTTGCGTGGATTATTTTCCCATATAAATGGATACGTAACTATGCATTTAGATTGCGAAAAGAGAATGCGATCAGTGAATGTATCGTGAAAGCAAGTGAAAACGGATGCCGCTATTATGTTGTGCAAAACGGAAAAAAATTTCTCGTGGGCACACGTGCAGAATTCAGAAGATGGAACTCGAAAAACAATCGGAAAGTAAAAAAAATGTTTGATTTTGATTACCGAAATTCTGTAGTTTATCATTTTGATGCAAACGGAAAAGCTAAATATTATGAGAGAGTTGCTCCTAAAAAACGGATGGGTTAATTACCGTACTGGATGCAGTTGTATTGGATTACCACGGTATTGGAAAAATGAAGACAGGCCCGGGTGGGAAATAATGACAAAAGGAGAACGATTCACCATAAAAAAAGACGGTGATGATGTTGATTCTGGTACCTCAGCAGTATTTAACGATTTAATGAAAAAATATGAGCTTATTAAATAAAATATTCAAACGAAAAAAAGATATCAAATCGATATTTCCAAACCAAAAACACATCATTGAATTTGCTTTTGAAGTTAGTGGGGTTAAATATTATCAATTTTCGGATGTTTTTCAGATACCTTATGAGCGTGGTTTAATGGCTTTGGCCGTCTATGAAGAAGTGAGAATGCGATGCACTCGTGAATATTTGAAAAAACATGTTGAGGCTTGCCGGTCGTTACTTCATGATATGAAAATAGATATCTATAAGCTTAATTTAATCAACGAACAGTTAAACGACCGTTTGAATCTGGCATTTGATGCCGAACATTTATATAAACTCGCATCTGTAGTGTTTTTCGATGAAAAAGAGAATCCAGCACTTTATGAAGCCGATTATTGCGCAAAGAAGATTGATTTCTGGAAAAAGCATAAAGATTTGACTGTTTTTTTTTTACAGAAGCCGTTGCTGGAATTAATTCCGTTTTTGAAGGATGTCGATATCGATTTACAAGCCTATTCGGAGATAGTGGAGAAAACAAACAAAATACATTCGGCGGTTTTGCAAGCAGCCACATTCAAGACTACATAGACAGTTTTGAAGAATGGAAAATGATCCTCGAAAAAGAGGGTAACACAATTGAAGGATTAACCTTGTGGGAGTTCCTGTTTAAATTGAATAAAGCTATAAAAAATGTCAAACGAGAAGAACATTCTTATTCGCTTTACGGCCGACAGCGGAGGACTTGACGAATCTACACAAAAAATTGACGAGTTAAGAGGCAAAAACAAGCAGCTTTGGGATGACTATGACAAAGCAAACGTAGCACGTAAAAAAGCAACGGTTGACGGCTCTGTTGTAGAACAAAAAGCAATGCAAGAACACTATGATACAGTTAAAAAAGTCACAGATGAAATTTCCAAAAATGAAAAACAGATTAAAAAGCTCAGCGGTGAGGGAGTAAAAGATGTAAAACGACTAAGCGATGCATTTAAAAAAATCCCAGAGTCTATACCGGAAAAACAAGTAGAAAAAAGCTTCCGAACCATAAAAAGAGAGATTGAAAATCAAATAAAGACACTCGAAATGCTCGGAAAAACCGGATCCGGTGAGTATCAAAAACTTATAAAAGAAGCGGGTCGGTTGGCAGACATTGAAGGCGACGTACAACGGCAAATTAAAGGAATTGCCAGTGACACCGCTTCATTCGACTTGATAATGGAGGGTACTCAAGGAATAGCTGCCGGTTTTCAGGTTGCCCAGGGCGCAGCTGCTTTGTTTGGAGTGGAACAAGAGAAGTTGATGCCTATGATGGTTAAACTTCAGGCGTTAATGGCATTAACAACTGGATTACAGCAAATTCAAAATACCATTCAAAAAGAAAGTTATGTGATGCGGGCCGTTAGCAATTTACAATTAACAGCAGCAGCAAAAGCTGAGGCAGCACATGCAAGAGCTATTGCCATAAAAACAGGTGCCGAAAAGGGAAGTGCTATAGCTATTGGGAAAGCGACGATTGCCCAAAAGGCCTTTAATTTGGTTGCAAAGGCTAATCCGTATGTCCTTTTAGGCACTGCATTGATTACGGTTGTAGGGGCTTTAGCATTGTTTACATCTGCAAATAAAAAACATAATGAAGAGCAAAAAAGATCTAATGAATTAGGACAAGCTGCAATAAACGGTTACAACGAACAACAGGTCGAGTTGGAAATGATGGCTAAAAAGGTGAAGTTGAACACTACAAGCCTTGATGAAAAACAGAAGATGCTTAAGATTGTAAATGAGAAGTATCTTGACAGCAAAAATCAACTGAAGGACGTTAACGAGCTCGAAGAGTGGTTAGTAAAAGCCACTCCAGCGGTTGTTGAAGCATATATTGCCCGAGCAACGGCAGAAGCTGCAAGAGAAAAGGCTGTTGAAACAAATATGAGACTCCTTGAGAGTCAAAAACAATCGGATGAGGAAGCTCTTAAATGGTATGACAAATTTATAGCAGGAGTAGTTGGTATTTTCGGAAATGGTGAAGAAGTAAGAAGTAGACGTGCGGCATATTACCGTGAAAAAAATAAGATTGAACTTGAAAAAGAAAAAGAATTTTACATAAATACAGCAATTGAAATGGGTAATAAAGCATCGACTATGTTTGAAGCTTTAGGTCTTAAAACTGGTGATGCCGTTACTCAGGCAATAAAAAAAGAAGCCAAAAGAGCAAAGGAAATAGCTGTACGCGAACTCGACGACATACAGAATAAGGTGTTATTGACAGCCGATTATTCCAATAAAGAAGTTTCCATCAATCAAAAGAAATCTGATGAGATTTTAAAGATAACTCAAAAAAGGATTGAGCAAGAAATGGAAATGGAGCGTGAAGCATTAGAACGAAAACGAGAATTACAGATGGCTACACTCGATTTTGCACGTGATTTCGGCAATACATTATTTTCGATAAACAGTGACCGTCTGCAGGCTGAATTGTCAGATTTAGAGCACTACTATACTACCGATGTAGAAGAAGCTCGGAAAAATAAGGATAAAAAACTGATTACCGAGAAAGAATTAGCGGCTAAAAAACTCGAAATTAAGAGGAAGCAGGCTCAAGCCGATAAACTGGAGGGTATTTTCAATGTAGGAATTGCTACAGCCCAATCAATAATGAATTCGGCGAAGATGGGATTTCCTGCAGCTATACCGTTTATAGCAATGGCAGCTGCTTTGGGCGCTGTACAATTGGCGGCGGTTGCAAGCAAGCCATTACCTAAATATTGGAAGGGACGCAAAGGTGGAAAGGGTGAGCTGGCCATGGTTGGTGAACATGGACCTGAGATGATGTGGATTCCATCTGGTGCGAGCGTGGTACCTGCACACGTTAGCAAGGATATTACGATGAATGGGAAAACGGATTTGCTTAAAAACTGGAATATTCCGGGTATTTACAACATAGATATTCCGCGTGTGTCGAAAGAAACGATTCACGAAATCAGAGAAACACAAAAACAATCTTCCATTGATTATGATCTACTCGGAAAATCAGTTGCAAAACATATCAAGATTCCGAAATCGGTAGAAAAAAGTGTTAACATCAAAGTGGATAAAGATGGTGTTCACGTGAGTGATGTGGATGGAATCCATACGTTCAAAAACAAAAAATACATCGGACAATGGAATTAAGATTTGCACTCACATACGACAGTGAATGGCTCGAAATTAGCGAGCCTGTTGGCTTTGATGCGTTTGAGCCGGAACTGGAGCGGAACGATTTGCACGGAGTGAGTGTGGAGTATAGTGAAATAGATCTGGAGTTCACCGATTGCAATGCGATTGATATCATCAAGCAAAAATATGAATTGAGCCTTGACAGCGTGATTGAATTCGTTGTTGAAATGAATTGCAATGATGATTTTGACGAGATATACCGCGGGCGATTGGATTTAAGCACATATCAATATTTGAAACAGAAATATATCTCCGTTAAATGCAAAGTTGGGCAGGTGGGTATATTCACAACATTTAATAACCGACTGGATACAGATGTGTGCTTGGATGAAACCGTGTCACTTGATGGCAGCTCAATGAATGAATACGATTATATCAATTACGAAATAACTGTGCCTGGAAAAGAAATTATTGTAGTTGCAAAATGTAACGATAATGGATATGATGCTGAATATTTGCCTATTGCATTTACTTTTGAAGGTGGTGACTTAGCCGTTATTTGCATTCCAGGAATGATAAATGCGGAGGGTGATGATTTAGGAACATTCAACTATTCATCATCTACCATATTAAGAGCGAGTCAACAGAATGAAATGCTGCCTTTTTTTGAATTGAAAAACAATGGAATAGAAGTTCCATATTCTGATTTCAATGGAACATTTGAATTTAAATTAAGAGTGGAAGCAAATACAAATGTATTTCTGAGCACTACTTTCAGGCCTAATGCCGTTCTTGAAATATATGATGAAAACGGAAATGTCATAGTTGAATATACTGACACAAGTATAAATGCCGTTACTACTGGTGATAACTTTACTGAATACTATTATTGGACATATGTTTCATTTACACAAAAAAAGTTTAGAAAATTATATGTCCGGATAGTGTTTCGTTTATATGTAGCACCTGGCGTAGTATATGAAAGTTATTCTATGAAAGTATTACCCAATTCGAATTCTAATTTTACAGTAAAAACATATAGTATACTTCCTCAAAGCAATGTAAAGGTTAACTTGTTACACGAAGCATTATCACGCATAACTGAAAGCATTACTGATAATGGCTTGCAGGTTTACAGTGATTATTACGGAAGACTTGACAGTGGGAAAGTAGGTGAACAAAAGATGCTTAACACCGTTTCGGATGACGGTTTAGGCTCATTGAGGTGCTTGACAAACGGTTACAAACTGAGAAAATACATTTACACCAATGGTGATTTACCAAGAATGTACTTATCTATGAAAAAGGCCGCCAATTCATTAGCAGCCATCGATAACATTGGGGTTGGTTTTTCATATGAAACAGATAAATGGGTTGTTCGCGTGGAAAATTGGAAGTGGTTTTATAAAAACACGCATCTTTTTACAATTGAAAATCCGGCAAATGTAGTTAGAAAACTAAACAGCAATGACGTTAATACTCGACTTCATATTGGGTATAAAAAGTATGCCGAATTGAGTGAATCGAACGTTGTGGATACATTTTATTCAGAACGTAATTACAGTACCCTGCTGAAAGCAGTTGACAAAAACGTAAATGCAGTAAGTGATTTTGTTGCTGACGCTTACGCAATAGAATACACTAGACGAAAATCGATAGATAAAGATACTAAAGACTGGAGTTATGATGAAGATACTTTTATTCTCTGCATTTTAGGTGCAAATATTACTGAAAAATTAATATCAGACGGAACTATTTTAAAAGAAGAATTTAAATATATGGTTGATAATGGTATGACAGATTCAGATAACACAATCATATCTCCTGAAACAATGCTGAATGTACACATCTCCCCGGCGAGAAATGCGGAGCGATGGGCAGATAGGATGAGCCAATATGCCGGCGCTAATGGGTTACGATACTTATCTGGAACAAGAAACGCAGGTGCAAAAGGGAAAGCGAATATTCGACAAAATCCACTGATTGAAACGATAGACAACACAATTGAGCGTACAACTCAATATAGGCAAAAATCAGATGTTCAAACTACAGAGAATGCTAATATTACTTTGGTGAACCCGCATTTGAAAGCTGAAATATTAGAGTTCGATTATCCTATTTCATTGGCTCAATTCAATCAAATTCGACTAAATCCGTATGGTTATATTTTAGTCGATGATGAAAAATGTTACCTGAAATCGGTAAAATACAATTTTAAAACGAGTCTTGCCAATTTTGTTTTAATACCTAGCGCGTCATGACAGGAAAATTTTGTTTTATACAATTCAGCAAAGAGAGAAGCTCATGTGATTTGCCTGTTCCAGTAAAAGCGATGAGTGATTTGAAATTTTATATTGATGGGATCGATCAATTGAACATTGATATCGTGAATATCGCAGGGGACATGATTCGAGAGTTTGTACACTCGTTCAATTATTTCTCAACCGGATTGGATTTGAGTGTTATTTTGGCGCCGGAAGATTGCTTCAGATTGAAATTAACGAACAAAGGAACAAATGAAGTCTTTTACTCAAACACTTTGGTTTATTTACCAGACTGCGATTATCCGTTAATTACTTATAGGTGTGATAAAAGTGAATTCGGTTTTTATTATTCAGGAACTCAGGTTAATTCTGTCAGAATCCCTAGTGTGATTTTCAAACCGGCTTATGAGGAAGAGAAAACGTCTTATATAGATTCGAACGGCAAAGAAAGAGTTTTGTTTGTTGATGTCAGGAAAAAATACACATTTCAAACTGATTATCTACCAGAAGAGTGGCATGATAAAATAAAAGTTGCATTCTCACATGATTTGTTGATTATCGACGGTGTAGAATACGTGGAACGAGGAACATACAAGATTCTAGAAGAATATTATAATCTTGGCTGTGAAGATGGCTATATGGGAGAAACTGAAGTCGCTGAAAATTTTGTTAAGCGAAATACAAACTGCTAAAGTAATAAAAATCATAAATTATAATTATGGAAATAACCGTTGATTTTTTAAAAAAAGCGATTCAGGGAAAGCATCCGAATTACAAAAAAACAGTTAATCTGACAAATGAGTTACGGGTGCATTATGACGGACAAATGCCGGAAAAGATTATCTCAGAAAGACGGCCTAATGAGCCTGAAGAAGTAAAAAAATACCGAAAAGATATTTATGTTCCGATAACCAAGAATCCAATATCTAAGGTAATAACCTCGCTACAGAAAATAAGACGTTCAAAGGACTGGAGCATTGATTATGGAACAACTGTTCCGGCCAGCGTACGAATGGGAGAAGGTCTTGAGGATTATTGCGAAAAGAATTATCCAGGATTTACAAGCTTGACAAATTGGGCATTTAGTGAACTTATTGGAGAGTACTTACTGGATGCAAATGCGTTCTCTGCTGTTATTTTGAAAACAAAACAGGAAAATGGAACGGAATATGAAAAACCGATTATTGAGATATTCCCGAGTGAAAATGTGATCTATTATGAGGAAGATGTTATTTTGATTGTGAAATCAAGAGACGTTATCCCTTACTCTACTCCGGCCGGAAGGTATACCTACAATGACGGAGAAATTTATTATGCACTTACACCAAACCGAATTGTGAAATTCCAGCAAATTGGGAAAAATGCTCAATTTGACATTGCGATTGACTATATGCATAATATAGGTGAAATACCGGCCTGTAGGATGGGAGGTGTTTTTAAAGAACGTGTGAATAATGACACGATCTTTGAAAGCCGTATTGCCGGAATGGTGCCACATCTGAAAGAAGCAGTTCGTGAGTACAGCGATTTGCAGGCTGAAATAGTACAGCACATTCATAGCGAAAAGTATTATTACACAACAACAGATTGTCAAAAATGCCATGGCGCCGGCAAAATTGGAACTAGTGACACCTGTCCCGAATGTAAAGGATCCGGATTGGCACAAGCAATATCCTCATACGGTCAATATCTGATTAAACAAAAAGAATTAGGCACGGCACCGCAGCCTCCAATTGGTTATATACAAAAAGACACTACAATTGCCAAATTGCAAGATGAAAGAGTTGACAAGCACATTTATAAAGCACTACAAAGTATCAACATGGAGTTTTTGGCCGAAACACCACTTAATCAATCCGGATTAGCAAAAGAAGTTGACAAGGATGAGTTAAACAACTTTGTAAATTCGATAGCTGAGGATTTGGTTAAGATACTTGACCAAATGTATCGATATATTTGTGATTACAGATATATGATTTCCGTACCGAGTAAGGATGAACGACATTTGATGTTGCCTGTTATTTCGGTACCCGAACGGTTTGATCTGCTCGGAAGCGATTATTTAATTACAGAGATAAAGGCTGCTAAAGATGCCGGTGTGAATCCTATTATTGTGAAAAACATAGAAATTGAGTATCTGAAAAAACGGTACAATGCCGATCCTGAAATTTCAGGTGAACTTGAAACGGTTTATGAAATTGACCCATTACCAGGGTTGAACGAAGATGACAAGCTTATCATGCTGAATAATGGCGGTATAAGTGAAGAAGATTATGTGGTCAGTTGTAATATTGTTCAATTGGTTAGAAAGGCTAAGGTAGAACATGAACTGTTTTATGATAAAGTGGCAAAAGAAAAACGGGAAATCATATATCAGTATGCCGGGGAAATTATGAAGAAGATGAGCGCAAAAGAGGCAGTTATAAATAATATGGAAATGTAGATTATATGAAAATTAAGCCGGAAGATATTCAGAAGAAAGTTGATGATTCGATTGCACAATTCAACGGAAATTTAACGGTGATTGAAAAAAAATTACTTTCGGAAATTGAATTGATTTTAAAGGATCTGGAACTTGACGGTAATGGGCGCATAAGGTCTAATACGGCTAATCTGAAGAAAATTGGAACCATAGGAAAGAAACTTGAAAGGATTGTTTTCTCGAAAACATATTTAAAAGATGTAGCCACTTTCGTTCGCTCATTTACTGAATTGGCATCGCTGCAGAGCGGAATGTATGGAGTAAGAAACGAACGATTGACAATGGTTGAAAAAATAAGTATTGAAAACGTAATTGATAATTTGACAGAAAGCGGTGTAAAAGCAAATATAGTAAATCCTGTTCGAGATATGTTGGCAAAAAATGTGCTTTCAGGAGGGAAATATACGGATTTGCTCAATTCGTTGAAAGACCAAATACAACCGACCGATAAAGAGGGAGTTGTTTCCCGATATTTGAAAACATATACGCTTGACAGTATTAATACTTTTTCGGCAAATTACAATAAAATAATATCAGACATTGGCAAATATGAATGGTTTCAGTATACCGGATCACTGATTGAAACGAGTCGGGAGTTCTGCGAAGAAATGGTAAAAAAAAAATACTTTCATAAAAGCGAGATCCCAAAACTACTAAAGGGACATATCGATGATCATAAATGTGATTTGTCGCCACGTACCGGGATGCCTCATGGTATGAAAGAGGAGACCACTGTGGATAATTTCACTCAATTGCGAGGAGGTTGGAATTGCGGGCATCAGATTATTGGTCTACCTGAAGGATCAGTACCAAAATCAGTCAGAAACAAAATTATCTATGAATGAAAAATGTGATGATGAAATTTAGTTGTTTTTTATATAAATAATAAACTCTATATGAGCTTTATTAAATCTAAATGAGTATATTTGTAACGTATATTATTTACAATCAAAATTTATTATTATGGCAAAAGGAAAATACATTAAAGTTGAACTGAAAGATGGCTCGAAGCATGTCATTTTAGCTTCAAATGAAGCTTTTTATAAAAAGCAGGGAGCCAAAATAAGTGAGCCGACACAAAAAGAGATTGAAGCTGCTTTCGGTAAAGAAATTGAAGTGAAAATAGGTGAAATCAACGTCACGGACACTCCAGAACACAATGCTGTTATTACAGAGTTGACAACTGTAACTGCACAAAAAGCAGATTTGGAAAATGAACTTATGGCCGAAAAAGCGAAAGTTGAAGAATTAACTGCACAAAAAGCAGAACTGGAGGCACTACTCAGCAAGAAAACTGACAACAAAAAATAATTCTATATGAAACTTGGAGATTTTCTCAATACATTGGCGCAAAAAGTTAACGCGCAAAACAATCCGGCATTGATAAGTATATTGTCTAACGCCGAACTTGCTAACAGAGATTTGGAAGATGATTTCGCGAATCTTTTAAATAGCGGTCTTATGTCGCTGGATGCAGCGAAAAACAATGCACAGTTGCGAAACCACTTCTATGGTTTAGCGCTGAACGGTGTGGATTCTGAAATTTTGAACGTAGCATCGGAACTCGGTTTTGATGAAACGATTATCTCTCAACTTAAAGGTGATAAAGACACCTACAACAAACTTCGTGGATTGAAAGACAAAATGATTGAGTTGAAAGATAAGAAATCTAATGAAGACAGTGCCGGCAAACGTGCGGAATACCAAAAACAGATCGACGACTTGAACCGTACTATTGCCACGTTGAAAGAAACAAGCGCAAAGGATATTTCAAGCCTGACATCGAAACACGATGCTGAAATTACCGATCTAATAATTCGTGCTGGACTAATGAGTAAGAATTATGCCAACAAGGAATTAAAGCCGGAAGTAAACGCTATTACGGCAAAAACTTTAGTTGATATGGCTTTGAACGAAAAAGGAGCCATTGCAGTGAGAGACGGACACAACATTGTGTTGAAACAGAAAACGAATCCTGAACTGGATTATTACGAAAACAACATGAAAGTTGGTTATGATGATTTTGTAACCAAAACACTTACAAACAGCAAAATGCTTTCGGTTAGTGATGGGAACCCTTCTCCACAACCTAGAGTGCCACAGGGTGGTGCAGGCTTGGACACAGCGGCCGTTCAAGATGCTATTGCTGAATCAATGGCCGATTTAAAGACTGAATAACTATGAACTTGATTGGTTTTGTAAATGCCCTGTTAATCAACATCGGAATTATTGCAGGTCTTAATGATCCGCAGTATAAAGTAACTCCTGTTGGTTTTTTGAATATGTTAATGGAGAATCCGGCCACTACTCAGATAAGTAACTTATCTCAGTTACAGCAAGGATTTGATCGTGAAATTAAAGTTCGTTACTTACAACGTGGGCTTGAGTCATCCGTTACTGATAAAGATGATTGTGAAACTCCTGTTGGTGCAGTTTGGAAAGAAACTGCAATTGGAGCTCCTTCATATAGCAAGATAGGCTTGTTTATCCCTGATTCTGATTTCAGGAAATACCAGGAAGAAGCTACAAGAACAGTTTCTGTTGGAAATCCATCCGCCCCTTTAATGCTTGGATTATACAATTTGATGCTTACTCAAATACAGGCAATGTTGCAAAAAATTGATAATAATCTTGTATCAGCGCAGGCTACTAAATTTGGTACAAACGTTGTTACAGGTGCAAATACTGCAACTGCTGTTAATTTTTCAACGACTATCAGCCAGACGGATGGTATAATTAAAATACTTTCTGATTTTGCAGCCAATGAAATGGCAGGCAATCCTATTTTAGTAGGTAATGGTGCTGTTAATAACTGGCAAATGTCTCAAAACGTGAAAGTTGGCGTTGATGACGGCGGATTTGGTGCATCAAAACTTAAATATTACAATGATTTTAAAACAGCTACTCTTTGGGGTGCGAATCACTTTGGTGTTTTTGCTCCTGGAACTGTTGGATTAGTTGATTATAACAAGAATGTAGGTGCATTTGCAGGAGAAAAAGGCGGTTCAATCTTCTTTACAATCCCAATACCAGTACAATTAGCTAACGGCACTTTGACAACCTTTAAATTGGATGCTCAACTTAAATATGAAGATTGCCCTGTTTATGATGCAACCTCAGGTGATAAAGTTGCAGATCGAGGATGGAAGTTGATCTTAAGTAAATATTACGGATTATTTAACTTACCTAATGATGCATTTGCAACCGGAGATAGGCTTGCCGGTGTTAATGGTAGTCTAAGGTATGTTGGAACAAACGTATAATCCTTATGGATTGTTTAAATGGTTTTATTGGTTTTGACGGTATGGTACAAGCTGAAAGCGGCTTGTACCTTACCGATTTACCTGGTATTACATCTGATTTATTGAAAGGAATAACCGATAATCTTGAAACGGATGATAAAACACTCAGCGATATTGAAAAACGCTCCATCTTGAAATTAAGGACATTTTTTATTAACGAATTGAACAGATGTTGGCATGTTTCGGATGTTGCGAAAGCAGAATGTTTAATTTGCGCTCATAAAGAATTATTGTCGGTTGCTCTTTGGTACCTAATGGGAGCTGAAATGATGTCGGAGACAATAAGTAGTGAGCGGACAAACCGATTTACAACGATTGACTTAGACAAAGCACAAAACCTGCGTAATGAGTTCATGGATACTTTTTCGGGAGAATTACACGCGGCTGTTGCCGGCATTGACCTGACGGTTTGCATTGAGGATCCTGTACATGGCGGGGATATAGAAGTGATATTTAACATGCCGTGATATGATTACTGTTGACGTTGATTTGAATGAATTGTTTGATATGGGCAAAAACATAGAGGATGCCGACTACACGGCTATTCTTATAGATTGCGCTAACTCGACACTGGGGAATATCAAGCAACGTGTTTTTATTGACGGAATAGACAGCAATGATAGTCAGATTGGCACGTATTCTGAAACATACATGAAAGTGAGAACCGGAAATTATCCGGAAACACTATTGAGCGGTGACTTCAGGAAAGCCAAAACAAAAGCTGGGCAAGCAGGAGTTTATACTAAAGGGAAAAACAAAGGACAACCGAGACCAAGATACAATAGATCTACAGACACTAAAGTCATAGGCTCATTGACTCGTGAAATGGAAAATGATATGAAGGTTGTTGCTGATGGTGATGATGTTTACATTGGGTTCTCAAATGAGCACAACTGGGATAAATCTCAATGGTTGGAAGAAACTTACAAGAAGGATATTTGGATGTTGACTGAAAGTGAAGATGCGCTGATTGACGAGTTGGTTAATGATTTTATAGACGAAATAATAGGATGATACACGAAGCGGTTTTGCAAATAAACAATGCCTTGAGGCTCGGATTACAGCTTGAAGGGATTACTAACATATCTGCTAACGAAATTGCCGAAGTTGCTATTGTGAACCTGAAAGGTTATCAAAAATCATTTCCTGCTCTATTTGATGTAAATGGTGAAGGCAGATACCCATTTTTAGATGATGCGTTTGATCTTGGTTTTTATCATCGTGTAAACAGTAATCGGTATTTGCCAAATTATAGAAATTTCGGTCGAAATAAAGACAGATATGTTGAGTCTGACATGATGCTGATTGTATGGGGATTCTCGAAAGTATTGCAGTTAAGTAAATATCAAGTAGAAGAAATTATGAGAAAATCATTTCCGGATGAGGCTCTTTTAATGCAATCTACATTTGACAGCCTGCAGATATTCAATAGAGAGTTTAAAGGTTATAAATTTAATATCAGACCCGAAGAATTTGTTTTTTCAATCCAATATAAAGTTCGGTACGCTGAAAAGAAGTGCTGAAAATACTAACACTTGAAACATTTTAACGTTAAAATATTATGGCATTAGTTTATAAAAATTGCATACCTACAACCGGAAATCCGGCATATGCATGTGATCCATGCTCTGATGGCGAGAAAGGGCGAGTGAGCGGTGTGGTATTGTTTGATAAATCGATTAAGGATGACCTAACCCAAGCAAATCTAATTTTAATGAGTTGGTGGGAGGCCCAGCTTGCAGCTTCAACCGTAAGAATCATTCCATCTGTACGCGGGACGTATGACGGAGGCACAAACAAGACGGTAACCGGTTTTGGCCGTTTAGCCGAGAAGATAACCGGAAAAGAGCATGTGTTGGTATGGAATGATAAAAACCACACAACAAATCATGCTTTTTATTCTTATCTGGAAGAAAATCTGAAAAACTTTATCCCTGGGTGGGTTACCGAAAATGAGTTACGCATTGCAAATGCTCCTTTGACAAAATTTGAAGTAAAGGATCCTGTGGAAGAGGATGTGGACAGCATTGTAGTTTGGCAGTCTACTGCTACATGGACCCAAAAGAATCCGAATATTCCTCAAATATTTGATTTGACGGAACATGACGACGTAAAAGAGTTATTTGATAATTGTATTGATACTACTCCTGTAGAACCTTAACTATGAACTGAAAAGGCTGCTATCAACAGCCTTTTTTAAATAAAATAATATGGAATTAGCACGATATTATCAGGGTGACGATATACCCGTGGTTATTGAGCTGTTTGAAGACGAGGCTGAATCTGTCCCAGTAGATATAGACAATATGCTTGATCTTATTGTGTTCGTTTATACTGATGGCATAAGAATTGCCAAATATTCAAAAACAGTAAAAACAGGATATAAAACATTAACAAGAAATTCATCAACGAACTATTCTCTTATTGTTGAAACTGCTTTTACTAAAACATTTAATCCTGGTATTCTAAATATGGAGATAAATGAAGTGACAACGGCTCCTGGAATCGATGACGGCAGATTCAATAAAATAGGTGTTTTTCCTATAGCTTTTTTAAACAAATCACTCATAAAGATTGAATAAATGAATGCGAGAATAACGATAGGAAATGCAACCATTTTAAGATTATTAATGGGTGCTAATGTAAATATTACCGGTCAAAATGGATTGACTCCATATATAGGTTCAAACGGTAACTGGTGGATAGGAATTACTGATACTGGCTTTAAAGTTGTAGGTAACGACGGTTTAACTCCTTACATTAAAAACGGTAACTGGTGGATAGGCGAGATTGATACGGGAGTTGCTGCGGATGCACAACCGTGGACGCCTATTTTTTCTCTCGCCATGGATGGTTCTCGTTATGTTCAAAAGCTGACCAGCTACGTTGGCGGATCTGGTGCCGCTCCAACTGCTAATATTGGTCAATACTTGAAGTCAGACGGAACGTTCACTTCAGTTATAACAGAAGCTGCTACCTATACAAATGCAGAGGCATTAAGTAGCAAGGTAGATAAAGGAGGTAGCGACAAAACATTGAAGCAGGTTGAAGACGAAATAGTTCAATTAGCTGGCGATGTTAGCCTTAATACGGTTATGGCAATTGAGAAAAATAATTCCATTCGGGACATAGAGCAAGCTCTATCAAAGCCAAAAACAAATCAAGATATCACCAAGAGCTATGGAGTAAAAGCTATAAATTTACATGAAATGGCAAATGGCGGCGGCATGGACATAAATATTAAAGGGCTTACATCTAATAATTTAGTGACAAATGGTGATTTTAGAAATGGGCTGACGGGATGGCAAACATCTGGCGGCACAATTCAGCAAATATCGGGAAACTTAGTAAGTATTGGGGATGGGACGAATAGTTCGCCGTATACTTATAGGAATATTGTAAGAAATGCTGGCGACATTTATTATATCAGGGCAAGGGTAAGGGTTACAAACAGCGCATGCACCAAGATAACACTTTCTGATAGTGGTGGAGTTTCTCATAATCATATAATTAATAATCCAACATTAAATGAATGGTATGACCTTAGTGTTAGATCCGTATTCACCGAGACAAATATGAATATAATAATAATCCATACATACGTTGATGCGGCAACAGCAAGCGGGAAATCTATGGAGGTAGACCATTTATTGGCTATCAACATAACTAATACATTTGGGAGCGGTGAGGAGCCGTCCATCGATGAATGTGCTGAGATATATGACGCTTATTTTGAGGGCGAAAAAAATGTAACCTCAACAAGCAGGATAAGGGTTGTTGATAAATCGGGCGAAACTGTATCTAAATTATATCTCATTTCCCCTGACCTTAAATCGAACGGATCAATAAAAGACGAGATAAGGCGAGGCGTTGATGGCTATGAAATGGTAAGAAGAATTAATCCATCCGACAATACAATTTTATCTACGCCATCTATAATACCTGTAAGTTTTTCGGGGATATTAAACAGCGTTGAGGGTGGAATATTATATAAAGAACCGGTTATAAAAGATAGGGGAGAGTATAAAACAAATATGACTATATCTTCAATAGATTATCCAATTTCATCAATTGAAGAAATAATAGTCAATGGAACTTATCTGGACGTATCAGAGGCAACAGTATCCGCAGATGGATTATCGTTTACTCATCCAGATTTAATTTCCGGAGATTTAATATTATTCACATATATTTATAACAAAGAGGGTGTCAATGGTTTAATTACCGCGAACTATCATATAAAAGAATCTAACAGATTATCTATAAGGCACAAAGCATTAATGGTTGGCATAAGACCAGTTGCGTCAAACGTAAATAACATATCAACAGATTTGTATAGAAATGGCTTTACACTCGAACATTGCTCGATAACTGCATTTTGTAACAATTATGAAACATGGTCGTCCGATTATGATTTAATTATTCTAACTGATACATTAATACCATACCAGCTTGACGTTACCGCTGCGACATTGAGGACGGCAATATCTCATTCAATGAATGTTGGCTGCAAATTGATAATGTTATTTAATAATTCCGCAATGCAGTTTAATAATTCCACATACGGTGGGTCTAATGGTAGCGGGGCGACAATGTATAACATAATACCGGTAAGGGTTAGAAGCGTTAGTATAACAGGAGAAGTAACTCCAACACAAAATGCTGAAATATCGAGAGGTATATTAAACTCAGAATATAAAATTTCCGGCGTTAGAAAAGATTTATATAAAGATGCTGGCGTAGATGGCGATATTGTGTTTCCCGTACAGGCTGATGACGGTATAAATACGATTAATTTAGTTGCTTACAAGAAAAATTCTTGGGCTATTATAGCCAATGGCGGCACAAGCTCTGGATATGTGTACATTGATTATTCTGAATTAATTAATGAATTGTTTGGCATAGATGTAAACGACAGGCTCGCAATGGATTCTATGTATGGTAAAAAGGCTGCCGCCATAGGGGTAGATGCAGATTACACAACAGATATAGAAGCCATAACCAATTTATTAGAAGCCGTTCCAAAACACATACCCCTCGAGGTTGGACTTGTCGCAAATAGCGTAAATGATAACATCGCAACCGACTATAGGGGATTACAGTCTAAATACCCTAATCTATTCTTATGTAGTCACACATATTCGCATTATGGTGGCGCAACAAAAAGAACGGTCATAGATGAGGTTTACGTTATAAACAGCAAGGGATTTATTATACTTAAAAAACCATTTAAGGCGAGAATAACAAGCATAACCTCGCTTGATGGCCTTACAACTTATACATATAAATATGGATTTATTTATGGCATGCCAACTGACACCGAGTATTATACAAATATAGATTTAACTTATGGAGACCTGGTAGATGGATATATTAAATTCTCCCTGGCTAATGTTGGCGTAAGCGTAAAAGTATCATATACCTATCAAGATGACAATTATGAGATTATTCAGTCGATTAATAAGCTAAACGGTTATGGTTGTCTTAATGACAAGGTAGTTTATTCCACTATGGGTTATAATTCTATTAGCGCAACAATATATGATCAGGCTGAAAGATTAGGAATCACCCTCTGTGAATATTATTTGTTTCCATCTAATTACAGGGCTTCTTTTATCCAAGACGCTTATTATAAAAAAGCGCCAAATTTAAATGGAAACACACTTAAAGCCCCTCTGTCTGGTGCTGATGACGTAAGTATTTTTAAAAGGTATTCATTCGCAGACTTTCAACTTTCAGCGATGCCTTTTATTATTAACATGGCAAATCAATTAGAAATACCATACGTATCATTTATTCACGATATACTTATATCTCTAAATTACGCCTGGTCTGTGTATAACGATCCGGCATCATATAACGCCGATTGGAAAAAACCAACAGAGACTGAAACGGTAAACTATATAAAAAGTTTTTATACATATCTATTTTCATCCATAGACGCAGAGGGTGTTAAGTGGGTTACAAGGGGTGAATATTCAAGATTTTATCAACATATAAATAAATATGTAGAATATAATTTCAGAAGAGTAAATAATAAAGTATATCTGTATGTAAAAAATAATAGCGATAAGGTGATTGACGGGGTTACATTTAAGGTTAATTTAGACACAACACCAATAAAAGTAAGCACAATAGATAGAAATATTGAGCATTCATATAATAATGGGATTGTAACACTTTGGATTGACTTGTCTCCAGGTGCAAATTATGTGGTAGAAATATATTAATAATGTCAAATTGAGGACCATTTGAACCTTTTTAGCCGAAAATTAAAAGGCATTTAAGTGATTTTTAAAGATCATTTAGATGCCTTCTTTTTTTAACCTTTTATCTTCCGTTTTTTTACGTTAAAATACTTGTTTATACTGATTTAAGTCACTATATTGTAAACGCTAAACTACATATTACACTAATACGAGAGATAAGTTAATGTCTCCGGAAAAAAGTTGTATCTTTACAGCCGAATTTATAACGGCTGTCATTCCTGATTATATATGATCTCTCGGGTTTATATGTAGTTTAGCAACGGGAAATGGCAGCCGTTCTCTTTGCCTGAGTTTTAACACCGAAAAACATGGAAGCTATACGATTACCGATTAGATCAATGAATCTCTCCAGGCCACGGTACTATGATTATGAAAAACAATTTATTGATTTTGTACAGGACTATCTTAATAAAAGTCACAGGTCTGACCGTTATAAATTAATGTACACAAATACAATCAATCACATTCGCGAGTTTTGCCGGCTTAATGGCGTAAACATCAATGATGTGTATACCTACTCAATAGGGATGGAGTTTTGTGAAAATTTTGTACATTACTTAAAAGCAGAAAAGAACTTGATGCAAAATACTGTGAAGGGTCATCTTGAGCGGTTGCAGGCAATGTTGCAGAAAGCCATGTTGTACGGTTATTGCGTTGACAATACATACAAAGAGGTTACGGTGATTGAGGAGGAGGTT